CCACCAGACCTTTTGCCAGCGCCCCATGGTGACTACGGCGAATGGATCGAGCCGTTGCTCGCTGATCCGCTCTGGGATCGGGTGACCGTGATTGGTGCTGAAGTCATGGCCTACAGCCTGCGGCGGAACGTCGCCGGTACTGCCGATCTGGTGCTGCGCTTCCCAGACGGCACCTACGGCATCGCCGATCTCAAAACCCAGAGCAGCAAAACCTCCACGCCCTACGACACGCGCCCGCAACTGGGCGCCGGTGTCGAAATGATTGGCGACCACTACAAGCTGCTGATCTCTCGCTGCCTCACCCTCTGGTCACGGCCCGGCAGCCTCACGATCCAAACCCACGCCGCTGACGAATGCCTGCAGGCTTGGCTGGACATCTGCGAGCAGTACGCCGCACGCTTCCGCCCCTTCTAGGCCGCTAATCAGCCGCCGCTAGTCCACCAGCGGCACATCCCGTGCCACTCTTATCAAGCCGGGATGGCCCGAATACAACACCCGCAAGGGGAATCAGGGCAGGTGCATGCGGCACCATCGGAATCCCGGCACCCAATCCCTAGCCAAACCTTGACGCCTAGCGTTGGCTAGCCTATTCTCCTGATCACGGGGGCGACCCCACCGCACAACCAACCATGAACCCGCTCTGCACGGTTCTTCCAGCCACCAAGCCCAGCCGCACGGACTGGTGTGAGCGCTATCTCTTCAACAGCGCCATCCTCTCCGACTGGTGCCACGAAGACGATCTGGAAGACATGCACGCCACCTTCATCGAGGCTGGCATCCCCTACACCGTCCAGTTCGTCCCGCCCGCCGCTGAGCTTGACGACAGCTCTTGGTCAGAAGAGCTGCGCTCTCCTGAGTCCCGCAACTCTTTCATGCGCTGACCATGGCTAGCGCTAACGAGCAGCAGCTTGCCTTCTTGCTTCAGCAAGCCATCACAAGCGACATCCACGAAGAAGACGCCGCCGACTTTCTCGACGACCACGGCATTCCCTACTTCACCCACAACCGCCAAACCCTCATCACCCTCGCCTACCGCAACGGCTGGAGACCTCACCAATGACTTCCCCATCTCTCCCCCCTTTCGTCACTCGCACTCATCGCCGCGTCTACGCCCGCCCTGTGCAACCTTCACGCCGCCCGCATCGCACCCCACAACGCAAGCCCTCCTTTCTTGAGCGCCATGGCGACCTCATCACCTTCATCTGGTCCTGCACCCTCATCGCTGCTCTCGTCTACACAGCCTTCTCTTGAACCCCTGCTAGAAGAACTCACATCACTGGCCAAGCGTGAGAAGGAAATCCAAGCCCGACGACAAGAGCTGCTTGACCTACTGGATCAACTGGTGGAAGCGGGCGAAGCAGAAGACACGCTCTCGTGGAACGACTGCAAAATCACACGCCGCAGCCGCAAGTCCGTCACCTACCCGCAGCACATCCTTGAGCAACGCGAACAGCTCAAGGCATCCGAACGACTATCACTCGCCTTGGGCGAGGCCTCGGTAACCATCAAACACTTCTGGGAAATTCGCGGCGCATGACCATGACCAAGACCAAACTCAAACCCACAACCCTTCCCGTCAACCTCACCTCCTACCAACGCGCTATCGACGCCGCCGCTCGCACCGTCTCCGGCATCCCCCGCCAACAACTAGAAGCCATCGTCGCTGCCGTCATCACCACCATCGGCAAACCAACTCATGACGACAAAGCGGCCTGAATACCAGCCCTGCAAGCTCGTCTCTCTCTGCGGTCAGTTCCTAACCCCTAATGGCACCTTCTCCGCAGACCCTGCCACCGCACTCACTGCAGAACGCTGGTGGCTTGAGCGAGAACAACGACGCATCAACACTGCCACCATCATCCTCCGCGCCTAACGCCATCACGTTTGACGTGATCGGCATGGAGGCCGCCACGCAAGGCAGCAAGCGCCACGTCGGCCACGGGATCATGCGCGAAACCAATCAACGCCTCCGCCCTTGGCGCTCTCTCGTCACCGACGCCGCACTAGCCACACAACTGCCTCTCATCAATCAGCCCGTCAGCATCTCCATCACCTTCCGCTTCCTTCGACCTAAAGGCCACTACAACAAATCCGGCCTCTCCCCTAAAGCTCCAGCCCATCTAACCTCCAAGCAAAAGGGCGACATCGACAAGCTCTCTCGTGCCATCCTTGATGCCCTCACTGGCAGCCTTCTTCAAGACGATTCGCAGGTGGTGCAGCTATCTGCTCACAAGCGTTACTGCACGCCGCAAGAAAAACCTGGCGCGCTCATCACCATCATCCCGCTGGCAACCTAAAGCAGCGGCACCCTGTGCCATGGAACCCTGGTCCATCGTTGCAGAAGATCCCAAGACCGGCGAACCCTTTGGGCTCGTCCTACAACACGACGCTGATCCAGAACTCGCCGAACACATCGCTCGCAACCTCCTCGCCACCTTCCGCCTCACTGGTGGCTACCTCCCCACCAGCGGCCCTAAATCCCTCAAAGGCCACTACCTCTTCCTCTACACCGTCTCGCCAGAACCCATCCCCCGCCTAGCCAGCATCTGGGCACACTCCTTCGCTGATGCCGAAGACAAGCTCAACATCCTCGCGGCAGACGGCACACTCCTCATGCCCTCCTCCGGTTAAACTCCGGCCATGGCAAAAAAGAGCACTAACGTAGAAATTGATGAGCGGGTCAACGCCGTTTACGACCTGCTACTTCGTGCATACAGTCGCACCCAAATCGTTCGCTACTGTTCGGATCAGTGGAATGTAGGCGAACGTCAGGCCGAAAACTACATGGCTCGTGCACGCCAGTTGATGCAACTGGACGCCGAACTTGAACGCCCGCAATGGCTAGCCGCCGCAGTTGCACGCCTTGTTGAATACGAACGCCGAGCCTCTGAATCCAATCAGCTAGGCATCGCTCTCAAGGCCCTAGAAGACCAAGCCAAACTCCTGCGCTTTGAGATGTCGTGAGCCTGCTCACTGGCATCACTGAACCAACGCCGCTTCTCAGCTTCCTCGCCTCACCGTCGCAGCAGGACACCACAGACCTCTTGGCACGTATCCGCCAAGACCTGCACCCTGGCCAACTTGCCTTCGTCGAAGACCAGACCACTGAAATTCTCGGCATCTCCGCCGGCTACGGCGCCGGCAAAACCCGAGCGCTAGCCAGCAAGGCCGTTCACCTCGCTGCCAGCAATCAGGGCTTCATCGGCATCGTCATGGAACCGACCGGCCCACTGATCCGCGACATCTGGCAGAACGACTTTGACGACTTCCTAGAGGCCTACGACATCCCCTACACGTTCCGCGCTTCACCGCTCCCGGAATACGTGTTGCACCTTCCCGGCGGTGATACCAAGATCCTGTGCCGCAGTTTTGAAAACTGGCAGCGCTGCATTGGCATCAACGCCGCATGGTGCCTCTGCGATGAGATTGATACCGTCCCACCGTCTACGGCCAACAAAGCCTTCCCGAAGATCCTTGGCCGTCTCCGTGCCGGGAACGTCCGCCAGTTCGGTGCAGCCTCCACACCTGAAGGCTTCCGCTGGATGTGGCAAACCTTCGCTTCAGAAGAGACCAAGGAACGCGCTGATCGCAAGCTGATCAAGATGCGCACGGCAGACAACCCCTATCTGCCGCCGGACTTTATTGAGCGCCTCCAGGCCAACTACGACCCGAACCTGCTGCAGGCCTATCTCAACGGTGAGTTCGTCAGCCTCACCACCGGCCAGGTGTACGACCGCTTCAACCGTGAGCTTCACGTTCAGAGCGTGGACTGGGATCCAGAAGAGCCGATCCTGCTTGGCATCGACTTCAACGTTGGCAACATGAGCGGCGTCTTAGCGGTGCGCCGTGGCCGTGAGCTGCACGTCTTTGACGAGATCACCGGTGCCCACGACACCGATGCCTTAGCCCAAGAAGCTCGCCGCCGTTACGGCAAAGCACGCATCCTTGGCTACCCCGATGCTTCCGGTGCTAACCGCAGCACCAATAGCTCCCGCAGCGACATCGCCATCCTGGAGAGCTACGACATCAGCAACATGGCACCCTCAGCCAACCCACCGGTGCGCGACAGGATCGCAGCGGTACAAGCGCTGCTAGAGAACGGCATGGCTGAACGCCGCCTGTTTGTCGATAAGCGCTGCAAGAAGCTGATCGAGTGCCTAGAGCTGCAGAGCTACAACGACAAGGGCGACCCTGACAAAGACGCTGGGTACGACCACATGAACGATGCGCTCGGCTACATCGTCCACCGCTGCTTTGAAGTGGGGCGTGGCCACAGCGGTAAAGCAGTGCGCAATCTGCGCCTGTACTGATCGGAAACCTATAGGTAGATCAGTTGCCTGCCATGGCCCGCACCTACAAACGTGACCAAAACGGTCGTTTCGCTGGTGGTGGCGGCGGTGGTAGCAAGGGTGGCGGTGGCGGCACCAGTACAAGGTCAAAAAACACTGCACGCGCCAATGACCTCAAGGCCAAAGGCACGACTGCTATCGGTGGTCGCGTCAAGGCCCAAGGCTTTTCAGGGCAAAAAGGTGCCCAGCAGCGTGCTGGTGGCCTTCGCAGTCAGTCCACCGTCAGCTTGAAGCTTGGCAAGAGCACGGCTGGAGCAGGTACTCGCTCCGCGTTGAGTGCCAATGCAGCGCAGGTTGGCAAAAGCCGCTCAAAAGCAGCTTCAAAAGGCACTGAAAAGATGGCCAAGGCGCCTGCAAATGCTGCCAAGGCTCGTTACAAGCAGCTCAGCGGAGAAGCTCGCAAATCGTCGCCTTTCCGTTCGGCATCTGATAACAGGAAGGCTGCTGGAGCCAAGCGCAGCCTCAATACAATGATCAAAAAGCGCGGTCGCTGATGAAATCACAAATCACTGCTGTTGGCCGGTTGCTTAAACCAGCCCTTGGTCAGCAGCAGTTGTTTAAGGTCATCTCTATCAAGCAAGATGGCACTAGCAAGGTCATTGTCAATAGGCCTTTGGCAACCTAAAGAAAAGGGCTGTGCACTTCAATCTCGCTGCCACTGAACTCAAGCCCGTCCTGTCCATTCAGGATCTCGGCGTTCACGATCCCGGCATCGCCTGGCAGCGGATGCAGCTCCGCTGGGAACTCATCGAAGAGCTGATCGGCGGCACGCTGCAGCTGCAAGCCGCAGGCCGCCGCTATCTGCCGCAGGAGCCCAAGGAATCGGACGAGAGCTATCTCGCACGTCTGCGCCGCAGCGTCTGCCCGCCGTACTACCAGCGCCTAGAGCAGATGCTGGCCGGCATGATCAGCCGCAAGCCAGTGCGGCTCGACAACGTTCCTGACCCTGTGCAGGAGCAGATGATGGACGTTGACCTGCAGGGCAATGACCTCAACGTCTACCTGCACAGCCTGGCCCGCACTTGTCTGCGCTACGGCCACGTTGGCGTGCTGGTGGACTTCCCTCGTGGTGATGAAGGTGATGACACACCGGTCACCGACTTTAACCGTCCCTACTGGGTGAGCTACAGCCCACGGGACATCCTCGGCTGGCGCACTGACGTGGTGCAAGGCACGCAGAAGCTGACGCAGCTGCGCCTGCTGGAGCGCGTCATCGTGCCATACGGCGAATACGGCGAAGAGGTCGTCGAACAGGTGCGCGTGCTGACGCCCGGTGCGTTTCAGCTGTTCCGCAAGCAAGCCTCTCGCTCCCGCGACTGGGAGCTAATTAGCGAAGGCCAGACCACGCTCGACGAGATCCCCTTTGCGGTCGCCTACTCCAACCGCATCGGCATCCTGGAATCCACCCCGCCGCTGGAAGAGGTCGCGCACCTCAACCTGCAGAGCTACCGCGTCAGCTCGGACCTCAGCAATCAGCTGCACATCGCTGCTGTGCCTCGCTTCCATCTCTACGGCGTGCCAGCTGAACTAGACGAGATCACTGCTGGCCCTGACTCCGCCATGGCGTTGCCCGTTGATTCACGGGCTGAGTTTGTAGAGCCGCAAGGCACTTCGTACAACTTCCAGTTCCAACAGCTGGACCGCATCGAACGCCAGATCAATCAGCTGGGCCTGGCCGCTGTGATGGGTCAGAACATGACCAACCAAGCGGCAGAAGCCAAGGCCATTGACCGCAGCCAAGGTGATGCCGCCCTGATGACCGTGGCTCTTGGCCTGCAGGATCTGATCGACAACTGCCTGCGCTTCCACAGTGCCTTCCTCGGTCTGCCAAACAGCGGCAGCAGCATGGTCAACAACGACTTCGTGGCCCGCACGCTGGAGCCTGGCCATGTGGCCGAGCTAATCAAGCTGCGCCTCAACGGTGACATCACGCAGGAAACCCTGCTGATCCAGTTGGCCGATGGTGAGTGGCTCTACGACGATTTCAACGTCGATCAGGAAATTGAAGCCACCGCAGCGCAGCAGCAATCACGGCTGGATGCACAGGCTGCGCAGCTCGATGCAAACCTGCAACAACTTCCAGGGCAACCTAATCAGCAACCCTGAGCCTGTGGCTCTACATGCCCGACAACGACACCGCTCCTGTGGAGCAGTCTGCAAACAACGCTGATCTGCAAGCCCTGCAAGCAGAACTCGATGCCATGCGCCGCAAAAATGCGGAGCTGCTGGACGAGAAGAAGAAGCTGGCCAAGAAGCTGCCTGAAGTTCCCGATGGGGTTGATGTCCAAGAACTGCTGGACTTCAAGCGCAAGGTGGAGCAGCAGCAGCTGGAATCCAAAGGCAAGTACGACGAAGCGCTCAAAACCTACGAGCAGCAGTACCGCGAACGTGAATCGCAGCTGCAGGCTCGTGTCGCAGAGTTAGAAGCCGAGAACCGTGAACTCAAGGTGATCGGTCCTGCGGTCGCTGCTCTTGCCGACACCGTGCACGATCCCGATGAGGTAATCAGGTTGCGGCTTAAGCCTGATCAGATTGAGCGCGAAGCAGACGGCAGCGTCGTCGTCGTGGACGGCTACCAGCGCACACCGATCAGCGACTGGGCACGCACCAGCCTGCCGCAGTACCGCCTGAAGGCACCTAAACCTGCAGGCACCGGTGCACCGGTTGGCCGCAGCAGCGCTGAACTACCTGCCGGTAGCAAAAACCCCTTCTCGCGTGAGCACTACAACCTCACCGAGCAGGCGCGGATCTACAAAACCGATCCTGAACTCTACGCACGCTTAAAAGCTGCAGCTGGTAAGTAACTCCCTTTGGCATACTTACAGGCAAGAGGGAAGGCTGTGCTGACCCATTGGCCTGTGGCCGCACCACAAACCACTCTCTTCAGGAGAAAAGACCATGGCGGCAACAGTCCGCTCGGATATCGTCATCCCGGAGATTTTTACTCCGTATCTGGAAGAGGCCACCACTCTTCGCAATGCTTTCATCGCTTCCGGTGTTGTGCAGCCCCTTGAGGCCCTCAACGCTGTTGCCGATGGCGGCGACTACGTGAACGTGCCTTTCTTCGATGCCAACCTCAGCGGCGACGCTGAAGTGCTGGCTGACAACGCCAGCCTGACCCCTGGCAACATCACCGCCGACAAGCAGCGCGGTGTTGTGCTGCATCGCGGCCGTGCGTGGGGAGTTCGGGAATTAGCGAAGCTCGCTGCCGGAGCTGACCCGATGGCCGCCATCGGTAACAAGGTGGCTGCTTACATCGCTCACCAACAGCAGAAGGATCTGCTGGCCACCCTTGCTGGTGTGTTCGGTGCTGTGGGTTCTGCCAACACTGGCGCTGCCTTCATCGACCTGACCTTCGATGCCGGCGGTTCTGGTGAGACCCCCCTCACCCCTCGCCACGTTGCCAAGGCTCGCGCCCTGCTGGGTGATCAAGGCGACAAGCTGAGCGCTATCTGTATGCACTCGGCTGTCTACTACGACCTCGTTGAGCGTCGTGCCATTGACTACGTGACTGCAACCGAAGCTCGCGCTACCGCTGCTGCTTCTAACGCTGCCACCCCCGACGTGTTTGGTGGTTCCGTGGCTGGTGCTTACACCGCCGATGACAGCGTGCCCTTCTACATGGGTATGCGCGTGATCGTCTCCGACGATGTGCAGACCAGCGGCTCTGGCTCCTCGAAGAAGTATTCGACTTATTTCTTCACCCCAGGAGCAGTCGCATCGGGTGAAGCCCAAGGCCTCAAAACAGAGGTGGACCGCGACATCCTCGCGCTGGCCGACTACATGGCTGTGTCTTGGCACAACGTGTTCCACCCCATCGGTTCCCAGTACCAGACCGCCGGCGGTGCTAACCCCTCGCAGGCAACTCTGGCCACCATCACCAACTGGACCAAGGTGTACGAGACCAAGAACATTGGCATCGTGCGCGGCACCGTCACCAGCAACTTCGACTGAGGCTGATCTTCATGGGACTGACCGGGTTCAACCTGGCTCGTCGTGAAGAAGAGGAGGCTGCTGCTTCGGCAGTGGCCTCTGTTTCTACAGAGCCGGAAGTCTGCTCCATGCCTGAGCAGAAAGAAGCCCCCAAGCGCGGGCGCAAGAAGGTTGAGGAGGAAGGCTGATGGCCGTCTTCCAAGCAACCGAAACCGCTGGCACTCCTGGTGGTGCTGGCTTCGAGTTGATCACTGACACCAGTGCTCATACCGGGCGCTTCTTTCGCCTCTATGCACTTGAGGCATCGGTGATCAACACGGCCACGGTGCAAAACGCCAGTGGTAACACCTTCTCTGCTGTACCCATCCCAGCAGGCGGTGCCATTGATGGGTTGTTCACCTCGGTGACGCTCACCTCTGGCAAGGTTGTTGCTTACAAGGTCTGATGGCCGTGAAAGCTAAGGCGGGTGTTGGTGCTCGCCTTTTTACCAAGGGCAAACCCAAGAAGACCCGGCAAGGGTATGGCCAGCACAGCCGGCCAAATCACGGGCGCAAAAAGCTGAGAGGACAAGGGCGTGGCTGATCTGTCGCAGCAAGTTGAGGAGTTCCTTCGCAATGCGCTGCGGCAAAAACAGCTAGAAGATCGCCTGATCCGTCAAGCACTGAGAGACCTACGCACCACGCTGATCGCCGTAGAGCGAGTAGTCGGTCAGTCTGGTGTGCTTAGCGTTGGCCCTGGCCGTGAGCAGACCATCAGTGCGGTGGTGGCGGCTGTGGCCCGCAGCGTGCAGGAGAGCTTTGGTGTGCCGCAGCTGGCGGCATTGCAAGAAGCCCTGCGGCCGTTTGTGGAGCAGCAGCTGAGCTTCGCCCGCCGCATGGTCACCATGGCCGGCGGTGACCTAATCAATGAAGGCGCAGCGTCAGCATCTACGGCTCAGGTGCAGCGGATCGTCAACGATGCCGTGGTGGCCGGGAAGACGATGAGCACGCAGCTCACGCAGAGCCTGCCGGCGTTGGTGGCTGATCGTGTGGAGCGCTTTGCACGCCTTGGTCTGTCAGACATCGGCGGTGAAACCTTCGCCACCTACGAGAGCGCCGTGGTGCGCATCACCGAGAACAACGTCGAAGCCCTGATCCGCACCGGTGTGCAGGAAGTGGGCAATGCCGCGCAGCAGGCGATCTATGAGTTTGAAGCGGACCCGGACTGGATGGGACCGGACGGCTTGGCCTGGACGGCCGTACTCGACTCGGACGTGTGCCCGATCTGCCTGAAGCTGGACGGCAAGCGGTTTCCGACCGATTACCGCAAGGTCTCACCGCACCCGCAGTGCCGTTGCTATCTGGTGCCTTGGAAGTGGCGCAATGAGGCCATGACTGATCCGCAGGGCAACCCAGTGCAGCCCAATCGGCTTGCTGATGGTGATGGCCCAGAAGGTGCGCTCTCGTTCAAGGTGGCTGCCAAGCAGTGGGTCAAAGACAACCCCGAGACTGCTCAGGCCATCTTTGGCAAGAAGTTGGGCCAACGCTTGTTAGACGGTGAGATCAGCTTTGATCGTGCCGTCAAGCTCTGGCAGTCACCTAAGCGCTAGGCGGGCAAGCTAGCGGCAAGGGTGTGCCGCTATGACCGTCACTGTCGTTGCTACTGCTGGCGCTGCTGATGCCAACAGCTATCTGACCGTGGCGGCTGCTGATGCCTTGGCTGATTTGTACCTCGGTACCCTCAGCTGGTCATCGGCCACGACCGACAACAAAGGTCGTGCGCTGATCATGGCCACGCGCTATCTCGATGAGTTGAGCTACATCGGCACCAAAGCCACATCCACACAAGCACTGCTCTGGCCTCGCAGCGAAGCGCAATGTGGTGACTGGAGCTATACCAGCAGCGAGATTCCCAAGCAGGTCAAGCAGGCTACGTTTGACCTCGCCGAATACCTGCTGGGTGATGGTGATGCGCTCTTGGGCGGTGGTGCCTCCAGTCGTGAGCTGATCCCTGGCATCCCTAACGCCAACCTGAAGCGTGCAAAGGTCGATGTCATTGATGTGGAGTTCAAAGACGTTGGACAAGCTGAAAGCAAGAACGCTCTGAACCTGCTGCCACATCTGATCAAAGTGCTTGGCTGTCTATGCCTGAGCGGTGCTTCCGCATCGGTTGGAACTATTCGCGTGGTGCGAAGTTAGACTATGGCCATGCGCGTTGCTTCTGGCCAGTTATCACTCTTCGCTGCACCACCTGCTGCAGTTGAAAAGAAGCGCACGCTGAACCATCTCGCCAAGCCGCTGACCCGTGAGGAGCAGCGACGCTTTGGCCGCATGTATGCCGAAAACATCGGATTGATCCGCATGTTCGGCGGGAAGCTTGGCCGCAAATACGGCCATTGCATGGCCCGTGAGGACATTTACAGTTGCGTCGACTTGGCCTTCATCAAGGCCTGCAAAGCATGGGATCCGGCTAAGGGAAAACTGAGCACGATCTTCTGGACGTTTGCTCAAGGCGAAGTGCTGCACTTCCTGCGCGGTAGCAACTGGACAATCAAGGCCAGCCATAAGGTGCGCCTGCTGGGTAACCAAGCGCGGCGACTGATGGCCTTGGGTTGGCAGACCCCTGCCATCTGCAAGGAATTGAGCTGCAGCCGTCAAGATCTCAAGGATGCCTTGCTAGCAACGGCTGGCATCGCGCACGATGTCAAAGGCTTTGATCTGCACGTCTGCCCGCGCCTGACACCAATGGAGGTGCTTGAAGCGGAAGAAGAACTAGAGCTAGCAAGGGCAAGCTAAGGCATCTGCCTTTCGCTTAGCCAGTGGCTGGAACCTACTTTGCAGCGTTGGACCTCCGCTTCTGGGTGAAGCTGGGCACCACCGCATCTGCCTCGCCAACAGACAACACCTCAATGACTGAGGTGCTGTCGCTCACCAATACCTCCATCTCGGTGAGTTCTGATACCCAGCAGGTGCTGGATTATCAGTCGGACTTTGGCTTCACCAGCCAGATCGTGACTGGCAACAGCTACACGATCAGCTGCGCCCTAAATCTCGACCCCACCTCTGAGGGTTACAAGATCCTCAAGCGTGCTGCACAGGATTCCGCGCAGAACGTGGCGGTGCAGTGGTATCGCGAACTGCCTCTGGTGGGCAGCAGCAACGCCGACCCACAGGTGGACGCTGGTGTGGCGTTCGTATCTAACTGGAGCGAATCGCTGGAGGCTGGTTCGATTGCTAGCTGCAGCTTCGACCTGCTGGGCTATGGCGCACCGAAGAACTACCAGCAGGGTGATCCTGTTGCCACGCTGACCGTCACCAGCGGCGGCGCCGGCCTGGCTGCTGCAGCGTCTGCTGTGGCCCTGGTGCCTCTGACCCCTGCCAACGGCAATGGTTCCGGTAAGGGTGCCACTGTGACCACCACTGTGGACGGCTCCGGTGTAATCCAGACTGTCACGGTTGTTTCTGGTGGCAACAACTACAAGGTCGGCGATACTCTCACCATCCTGGATGCTTCGGTTTACGGCACTGGCGACACTGCTGCTGTACTGACCGTCGCTACGGTTGCCTGAGCAAACTAAGCTGTCGGGTGAGTCATGAAGCGGCCAGCTGGAGATGGCCGCTTTTTTTTGCCTACAGCCCGCTGATGCCGTCTAAGCGTCGCCACTGCTCAGCAAAAAACTGTTCTAGCGGCTGCTTCTCTAGTGCCGGCTTAATCCAGTTTCGACCGGGTACAACCGTGCCACGGTTTGTGGTGTAGCCGGTCAACACCAGCGGTGCATAGGTGAAGCCTGATTTGCTCTTGGCGCCCCATGTGAAGCGCAGCTCTGTGGCGCTTGGGCGATCACGGCGCTGTGAACGCAGCAGCCCGCCAAGATCCACGATGTCCCTTGGGCTGGTCACTGTTTGACCGTTGCGTCGTTTGGTGGCACGCGGCCAAGTGAACTGCGTAGTTTTGATTTCTTCCTTGAGCTGATCACCCAAGACCTTGCCATAGCTGGTCAGGATTTGCGGCACCCTTAGCTTGAGCTGATTGGCATTCCAACCGGTCAGCTTCAGGCTTGCCTTGATTTGAATCGGCATCAGTTCTGACGGTAACGAACCAGCCGGATCTTGTCGCCCAGGACCTGCTGCAATGTTGAACCAATGGTGCCGGAGGCGCCAAAGGGAAAGCGCGAGCCGATGACCTCACAGGCCACGCTGCCTTGCCCTGCAAAATTGAGCGTGCCAGTCACACCGGGCTTGATGCGGGCATCAAGGGCTTGCGGGTTGACCGCATACCCTTCAAAGGTCTCCACCTCACTGTCAACGCCTGGAAAATCTGACGAGGACGAAGCGCCTTGCCGCAAATAAAGGTTGACCTGCAGGGTTTCAGTCGCAGGCAACACGTTGCCCGTGGTTGGATCCGTGATAGTGCCAACAGTGGGCAGCTCAAAGACTGCAGTGGCGTTGGCGAGCCCGGCGAGTGCACTTGTCATGATCTAGCTTCCCGCGAAAGGGCAAGCTAGATCTAAAGCCGGTCAGATGCGTGGCGGAGAGTCTTGGCTCAGCTGTATTAAGTATCAGCGTTGACGACTCTCGCCTGAAGGCTGGTTTGCAGGCTGCTGAGCGACAGGCTCGCTCAACTGGTCAAGCTGTTGGCCAAGCATTTACGGCAACCAATAAGCCGATTTTGACTGCAGCCAATGGCTTGCAGTATTTCGTTGATGCACAAGGGCGAGCGCGTGATGCGACAGGAAAGTTTCTCACCGTTGCACAGCAGCAGGCTGCTGGGCTAGATCGGATTGGTGTTGCAGCTCAAGGCACTGGCCTGCGTCTTGGCGAGTTTGCAACCAAGGCTGGCATTGCGCTTGCAGTTTTGGAAACAGCAAGGCGTATTGCGTTCTTTACAACTGATCAGATTACGCAGCTGGATTCTGCCAGTGCGGCAGTGGAGACCTTGGGTGTTGATTCGCAAGAGTTAAAGTCTAGACTTAGGGCGCTTTCTGTTGAACTTGATAGCAACATCAGCCAGATTGATCTCACCAAGGCTGCCTATGACGTGGCTAGTTCTGGTTTTTCTTCGGCTGCTGATGCAACGCAAATTCTGAGGGCAGCTGCCATTGGTGCCAAAGGTGGTTTTGCTGAGGTCAACGATGTTGCCTCTGCTCTGACCGGCGTTCTTAATGCCTATGGCCTTTCAGCTGCTAGCGCATCAAAGATCGTTGATGGCTTTGTGCAGACACAGGCTGATGGTGTGATCACGGTGCGCCAGTATGCAGCGGAAATCGGCAACATCGCTTCGATTGCTGCCGCGTCAGGTGTTGGCATTGAAGAGCTGAACGCTGCGATTGCGACGGCAACGCTGCGCGGTGTTCCTGTTGCGCAGACCTTCACAGGCCTTCGTCAAGCGCTCGCCAGCATTATTAAGCCATCAGAGCAAGCCAAAGAACTAGCGCAGTCGCTAGGTATTGAGTTCAACGTCAACGCCCTGCAGGCAAAAGGATTTGGCGGTGTCCTCACTGACATTCAGCAGAAGACAGGTGGTGCGGCCGACAAAATTGCCGTTTTGCTTGGCAGTGTTGAGGCGCAAGCTGCAGTGCAGCCTTTACTGAATGATCAACTGGTCAAGTACAACGAACTCTTGGGTCGCCAGGCTGATGCCTCTGGTGAGGCTGCCAAGGCAGCCGGTACGAATGCCAAGACAATCAGCAGCGGACTGCAGCAGATCGGTAATGGCTTTTCCAATCTGGCAACAACCCTTGATAGCAAGCTGACCCCACTGCTTGGTGGCTTCATTGCACAGCTCAATAATGTGCTGGCCAAACTTAATCAGGTGTCTGCGTTGACGCCTGAGCAGGTCAAAAGGAGAGATACAGAAGCGGCCAATATCGTTCAGCAAGCGATTGGCCCACTAGGTGGTAGTGGCTTTTTTGGTGCTGTCACGGTTAAGTACAAAGGCAAAACCTATAAGGGCTCTGCAACTGGTGTTAAAGAGGCCATCCTTCAAGATCTTCTTAAGGAAGAGCTGGCCAAAGTTAATGAAGCAACTGGAGCCAACTCCACTGCCACAGCAGCACCTGCAAGCGCTTCAGCGCCATCGGTAGCAGCCGAAGGCGCGAAGGAGGATGCAAAGCGCCTTGCTATCCAAAAGCTTGGCCTTTTGGAGCTGCAGGTCTTGAAATCAAGGACTGCTGCAGCCAATCAGTTGGCAACGGCTGAAGGCACAGCGCTTTTGGTCCTGCAAAACAAGCTTGGGATTGAAGAGCGGGTTGCGCAAGCAAAAGCAGCGCAACTCAAGCTGCAAGAAGAGCTGGCAAAACCGGCTGGTGATGGCAAGGACGGCACCCGTAGCAGCCAGCGTGTTGATGAGCTATTGATCGCCCAGCAAAAGGCCAATGCCGAAGTGCGCCAAGCCTATGCCGAAGCCGGCGCCAGCTTGGTAAAGAATGCCAAGACTGCTGCCGATGCTTTGAAGTCGGCGCGTGATAGTTACAACTCACTGGTGCGATCTAACCTTGACTTCTTGACCCCTGGATTTGCTCGCAGTCAAATCGCCCAGGCGCGTGCTGCCATTCAACCCTTGGTTGATCGCGGTGTGATTCGCCAAGGCATAGACATTTCCTCGCCGGACCGACTGTTTGAGCTGGCGAACTTCGCGGAAAGCTTTACGAAAGCGGAGCGTGATCTTGGTCAAGCTATCGACGAGAACACCCGAGCGCAGAAAGAGCTGCTTAACAAGGACTGGAAGGTGACGGTCAACGTTCCTGGCGGAAGCGCCAGCGGTGATGTCGTTGGCGCCGTCAACTCAAGGCTATGACTGTCACCATCGGACCTTTCACCGCGTCCACCCTGACGGCTCAGCCGTTCGGCTACGACGAGACCGAGACCATTAGCGGCCTTACGGCACGCAAGTGGCGAATGTCAGGGCTACTGACCCCAGCCCAGTGGTCGCAGCTGCTGAGCGTCTACAACAACTGGCGCGATGCTCGCATCACTGACACCGACACGCTGCTTAGCGCCAGTGTGGGCACCACCGTCAGCTTGACCGCCAGCGCCAATGGCTTGAGCTGGGCCGGTGTGGCCTGCTGGTTCCTCAACGCCCCTGTGGGTGAGCAGGTCGGGCCGTACATCAGCACCACAGCTGAGGTGGTGGACGCTGCGCAAGCGCTAGCAGTGCTGCTACGCCAGCAAGAGAAGAACCGCCAACGCAGCGAGGCCGAACGCCCTGACCTCGGCACGATCACGCTAGGCACGGTGGTGATCAAACTCACCAGCCCACTGGAAAGCCGCCAAGACGGTCCATCAGTGGCGATGACTGCGGCAGGCACCAGCTACATCACTGGCCCGCTCGTAGCGCACCGGGTCTATGCGGTGGAGGGCTACATCACCAGCGGCACCTTTGACAACTTGCTGAACTGGTACGACACGACGGTGGCAGCGGTGCCAGCAGTGGGCAGTTGGTTTCCCACGACTCCACCATCAGCCAGCGCTGAAGTGATCATCAACGCGGGTGTGAAGAGCACCCGATACAACGTCAGCCTCACTCTGCTGCAGATCCTCTGATGGCCATCGACATACGCGCCACCGTCAGCTGCAGCCTGGGCACGCTGATCAGCGGCAACATCAGCGACGACTACATCCAAGGCAACGGCCTAGTGAAGGTGCGGGGCAGCTGTGAGCTGAACGGTGTCGTCACCCCAAAGCCTGGCGCGGTTGTGACCTTCAGCTACACCCGCAACGGTGTAACGACCGCAATCCCGCGCAAGCTGCGGGTGCTGAGCAGCTTTGCCGACCCGTTCCGCCGAACCACCAAGGTGGAACTGGGTTGCAAGCTGACCTACTTGGAATCGCTTGGCCCCAAACCGTCAGCATTGGACCCAGACGAAGACCGTCCAGCAACAGAAACTGGCCGTCGCCAGCAGTGCCTGAACGGTTACATTGAGTATCCAAAAGAGAACAACGAAGAAGACGGCTCCGTAATTCCCGTGCCGATCAGCGCATCAGGGATTATGGCCAAGTGCTTGGGGGCGTTGGGCATAAGCGCTAGCGGTAATCCGCTCACAAACCGCTTCATGATTGACGAGTTTGATTTCTCGTCAGGCTATGTGCAGGTGTTAAGCGACTTGCTTCTCTCGGAGGGCTACTTCGGCTATCTCGATGCCACCGAAACTCTGCAGGTGATCAGCCTGCATGACGCTTCCACTACCGGCCCACGCATCACTAAAGACGATGTTGTTGACATCAACGGAATCGGCGTCGGCGAGCTTCCCGGTGAAGCTGTATATGTGCGTTATCAATCGCTAAGGCTTGTTGAAGACAAGCAAGCCCAGACAGAGCAGGAGCGAGAGGAGCGTGAGCAAAGCTACGCAAAGAACAGCGACGACTCTTGGGAGTTTGAGAGCCAAACGGGTGAGCCAGAGCCGCACACTATTCGTTACGTGTTTGGCGGTCAGACCTACGAAGAGACTTACGACCACACTCCTTACACTGAAACAAGAACAACCTTTGGTAAGAACGACGGCTGGGACAATGACACCTGCGTGATCTATAGCTCCAAAGGTGAGGGTGCTGATTTAAGCAACAAGCCGATTCGACGGCTTACCCGCAACCGCAGGATGCTAGCAGAGGCAGCTGGTTCCTATGTAGCGCAACTGCGTAGTGCAGACATTGGCGTCAATGCTCGCCTGCAGGCGAATGAAGAAATCGAGACTCTTTACAAGTACAACGAAGACGGTGAGCAAGTGCAGCAGATAGAGCGGCGCTATCTGCCTGAGTTTGCTTGGGTTGGGAGCTTAGACATCAGCGCTGTCTACCAAAGCGGCGGCACCACTAGCTGGTACGTAGTCAGTTCAGATCTGATCTTAATCAGCGAGGTTATTACTGACACCGAAATTATCAAGTCACCGAGACCACGCGGCATGTATCTGGCGGCTGGCGAGGAATGGCTCCCTACGGTCCTTGGCACCAAAACAACTACTACCACAAGGGTCAACTGGGCACTTTCACTTGGCGGTCAGCAGGCCATTGCAGAGATCAAAGAGAACAGTCCTTTTAGTAATGCCGACCAGCTAGCCGCTTTTCTTAACTCAGCCAAAGAAAACGTAGTAACTGAGGACGTTCAGGTATCCACCCAACGTCAGTACGGCTTACCTGCGGGTGAGGTTAGACCGCCAGCTAGCGAGCGTCTCTTGCAGGCGTATAGCGCCCAAGCTGGCGAGGACTCCAGCATCAACACCGAAACCGTGGAGGAGCTGGCGTTTGCTGCGGGCGGCACGGGCGGCGGTTTGGCACGGGACGTGGTGTTCACCATGCCGTACCAAAGCGACGACTACCTGAGCGCGTCTGGTCTGATCGTGCGCGGTGATGCAGCAATCAAGGCGCAGCGTTACGGCACCATCCAAAACCGCCTGCTGCTGGGCAACCGCTACGGCGTCAACCTGCAACTCCACCCGAAGCATTTACCAGCAGCGCCGTTTGCGCCGATCTACCTGAAGAGCGACAGCCTTACGGTGCAATACCGCGCCAACGGCATGAGCTGGGCATTTTCCAGCGATGGCGTTGTGGCCAGCGTCGATGCGCTGTATTGGGGCGTAGCCGGCGGCAGCGGTGTGCCGTGGGTGCCGGTGGCGCCAGGTGTTACCACCTTCCCAGACGAGCCAACTGTCACCGTCAACCCGAGCACAGGCGTTGCCGAAGCAACGGTGGCTGCGGTCATCCCCCCTTGGAATGAAACGCTAACGCTGCTGGGCCGCAGCCGCACCCGCTGCGATGTGGTGCCCTATCCCTATGCGCTGAGCAGCACCACCGAGTTGGGTGCTCTGGTGACACGCACTCGTGCGTTGTATGCCCTGCGCCTCGAAGCTGGCACCGGCGCGTTCGGTGTAACCGGCCAGCAGGCCAACCCCAACCCAGCAGAGACCGGCAACCTTGTGTTGACGGGACATCCCGCCACATTGCTGCACCACTATGTGTTGCAAGCAAAGGCCGGGGCGTTCTTCCTAACCCCAGAACCAGACAACTCGTATTTTGAGAACTGGGCATTGCAGCACTACAGCTTTGAGAGCGAACTGCAGCCTGTCTGGTGGGCTGACTAAACCCTGACTTGAGCCGATGGCAGCCCCGAACCTACGAGTTCCGACCACGATCACCGGCAAGACAGCGGTGGCGGCGTTGACCACCAGCTTGGCGGCGGTGGTGACAAACAGCGCTGCCAGCGGCAAGGTCTACAAGCTCAACGCAATCCGCGCTGCCAACGTCAGTGGCGGCACGGTGTCAGTGGACATTGCGATTGAGCGCAGCGGTGTTGCCACTTACGTGATCAAGGCCGGCGCTTTAGACACCGGCAAAAGTCTGATCGTGACTGACAAGAACGAGTACATCTACCTAGAAGAGGGTGATGTGCTGAAGGCCAAGGCATCGGCAAGCAGCAGCATCGACCTGAGCATCAACTATGAGGAGATCAGCTGATGGCAATTACTACCACAACTTGGACCACCTCAGCTGCGCAGGATTGGGCTAGTGCGACTTGGCAGACTACCGACCCGTCATACCTACTGAACACTGAGTTGTCGTCGTGGATCAATGCGATCAATGACACAACCATCATCGAGATGGTGGCCAACCCTGGCACTGCCACCAACCGAGCGGACACAGATTATGTGCAGTGGGTGCTACGAGCACGCGAGGCGGACACCACGAGCGACTGGGGCATCTTGTTCCACCGGCGCTTTGCAGGTACTTCAGTAAATACGATTAACGATAGGCTGTACTACAACAGAACAGCCGGAAGCGCAAACAACGGCTACGGTGCATACAGTACAACAAGTGGAAGCTACGCCTATACCGAAGATTTTGCATATGGAGGGGCTGCTTTCGTCGCGTATGAACCTGCTGGCACCCGTCCGTGGTTTGTCTACAGCTGGCGCGACAGCGCTGTCCAGCGCTACTCCACGCATGTGCTGATGCGCCTAGACACCAGCGACCTGATTTCTGGTGGATACTACCCAGCCTCTGCAGTGTCCAAATGGATATACGTGACCGGAGGCAATAACAATTCTGCGCCTCTTTATCCGTTCATCCGCCATGTGCCCGTCAAAGGCAACAACACTACTTATACGCCAGTGCGCGGAAATGGTGAGTCTAGCGGGGGTCTTTCCGCTTGGATTCCCGACAACACGAACGGCAACGGTTACTTTGGAACACTAACGCCGCAGTTTGGCTACAACCACTATCTCGGCCGCCCGTCAGACGATTTTCTGACTAGCAATGCCAACACAGGCGTCTGGGGGGATACAACCACCATCGGCGGTAGTAACTACACCTGTATCGGTGGCCTTTGGGTGAGGACCAGCTGATGGCTGTCGTGACTGCGCTTGGCTACTCCTGGCCAGACCCCACCGGCGAGGTGATTTTTAGCGTCAGCGCTCCGGTGCAGCCGAGCGAGATTGATCAGCTGCTGCAAAACCCGATCTTCGTCAATCAAGTGGCTGCCCCTGCTGGCGCCGACTTCCCCATGGAGCCTGGTTGGCGCAAGGTTGTGCGCGTGATCGGCTGACGGGCAACTTAGGCAAACCCTGTCGCGTTGTCGGTAGATGGCCGAGTTCACCAAGTTCCACTCATTTGTGGAGGCGCTGGCAGAGGGTAAGCACAACTTTCAGACTGCCACGCTGAAGGTGATGCTCACTAACACCCAACCCAGCGCCAGCGATAGCGTCGTAGCCGACATCACTGAGATCGCCGCAGGCAACGGTTACACCGCCGGTGGCAATAGTGCCGGCACGGTCAGCAGCAGCCAGACCAGCGGCACCTACCGCCTGATCTGCAACGACCCGACCGCGTGGACCGCCAGCGGCGGCAGCATTGGACCGTTTCGCTGGGCTGTGCTTTACGACGACAGTGCCACCAATGACGAGCTGGTGGGCTTCTGGGATTACGGCGTAGCGACGACGCTTAACAGCGGCGAAAGCTTCGTGGTCGATTTTGACCCGACCACCGGCGTCCTCTCGATTGCCTGATCATGGCTTCTGTACTGACGATTACGCCAAAAGAACTGGAGCGCCAGGCCGTCGCCCTGTTTGAAGGCCGCACCTACAAGATCTTTCTGGCTGTCAGGGGCAGCCTGACGGTGGCTTCTACCGCTGCGGAGTGGGAAGCAGCGGAACTGAGCGGCAACGGCTATGCCGCTGTGACCGGCACCATCGGCACCGGCAGCTACAACGCTGGCACCACCCGCTACGAGCTACCAAACATCACCGCCCAATTCACCGCCAGCGGTGCGGGTTATACCTACGACACGATGTGCCTCAAGATCGGCACCGAGCTGTATCTGCACAGCATCAACGTCGAAACGCCGTCGATCACGTTGGCCGCCGGTCAAAGCAAGAGCTATGTGCTGCAGCTGGCGCAGGATGACTGATGGCCACCACCATCAACGTCACGAGCGGCGATGGTGATGGCGGGCTGTTGCGCCGTGACCGCGAAGCGCGTGATGCGCAGCGCTACCGCGATCTAGTCCAGCGGCGTGATGCACGGGTGCGCGGTCGCGCTGAAGCCGCGCAGCAGCAACCGGAGCAGGTGGCGCAATACGGCCGATCCGCCCCTGCTGTTAGGCGTGCGGGTCTACGCCCTGCGGCCCATCGCTTTGGCGGCAAGTACGGCGCACTGCAGCTGGTGATCCGCGCTGCACGTTCGTCAGAAACAACTGTGCGAGACACAGGCCGCGTGAATGGTGACTCTTTGAGCCTGCTGTACGCCGAACGCTTGAACCGCCCGGTCACCGAGTTTGTGCTGGACGACGTGCAGTTCAACTTGGCGTCGGTGTTCACAGAGACCTACAGCAGCCGCAGCGTTGATCTAATTGAGAGGTACATGGATGCCAGCTTTGATGGCACCACCTTTTACATGGTGGAGGTCATCACCGCTGAGCTGTTTGCCAGCATCGGCAATGTGGCCCCAGAGCAAACGCAGACATCGCGTTATGCGGCACAAGCCTTTGGTTTTCTGCGCACCGTCAACATCAGCACAGGTGTACTCAGCAGCACTGCAGTGGATTTAGGGCTCTTTGTCGCTACACGCACCAGTGTCTACTCAGCGTCCTCACCACAAAACCCGCTCTTCTTCACGGTCGTCAGCAACACAGAGACAGTTGACTACACACCTGGCGACTACAACGGCACTGAAGCGATGCTTACCGCTTTGGCACCAGATGAACCCCACCACCAGCTGGTGGCTTGGTACGAAGAACCGGCGCAGATCATCCCGTTTCTATTTGACTTGACGCAGCCACATGATGTCTTCCCATACCCGCTGGGGGTTGACTATGCCGATGGTGTGACCGATGCGCTCTACGACCTGCTGTACCTACCCATCTTTGATGCAAGCAGAGACGAGTTCTACGACTTCGTACCAATCCACACCGCCCATCAAAACTTAGACCGCTTTGCTGTTGGTGCCGTCGTGCCTACCATCACCGGCACCCAGTACCGCCTGGAAAGCCTGCCGATTGAGCCTGGCCAAGCGTGGGACACCACAGAAGACAACTTCAGGATCTCACCAGCACCTCAGCCGTTGTGGACCAGCTGGCCGCGCATCATCGGCAACATGATCACGATCAATGGCTTTGAAGGCTATATGTCAGGCGCCCAAGCGTTGCCAAGTAGCGGCGGCACTAACAATGCCGCAGCGCACTACCAATGGTTCTCCAACCGGCGCTATGGCGCTCCTTACATCATCCGCCGCTAAATGATGACCCCCGATCAACTCCTGCAGCAGCTCAAACTGCTCACCAGCGCCAACCGTCATGCGTTCCTACGCAGCACGGCAGAGCGCAAGTTGCAAGAAAAGCTATCTATGCCTAAACCACCGGCAAGCTAGGTTCGCTTCTTACTTATATGCCTCTGCTCCCGTTCATCAAGCCACCGGCACCCACCACCACCCGCCGGATCGGTACTGAACACAGCGGCATCATCGAAATGGAAGAGCGCGGTGGCCTCACCGTTGGTGAGAGCGCCGTGATCGCAGAACTGCTGGCCGATCAACAGAGCAGCTTCGTCACCGGCGCCCAGATTGCAGATGCGATTGCCAAGGAGGAAGAGATCAGCCTGAGCGAAGCGTTCAGCATCATCGAAGGTGCCATCACCGGCAGCGATCAAGAGGATGCGGCCAAGGAGATCCGCCTCCGTCATGCCGAGCGCATTGCCCAGGTGGCCAAGTGCTACAGCGCTGCTGGGCAGCGCAACATGGAAGCCTCCGTTACAGCGCTCGTGCAAAGCCGGCTGAGCCTGCCGGACTGGACGATGGACGACACCCGCAAGCTGGATCGAGTTCTCTTCCAAGGCATCTGGCAGCTGGTGCTCGACGAGCAAGCCGCTGAAGAGATGCCCAGTGAGCCGGTGACGGAAGAGGAGCTGGGAAAGCCGCGAGCGGCCAGTGGCAAAAGCCGCAAACCGACTGGGCCGCAATAGCGGCTGATCTGTTTCACCACTACCCCGGCACCTACAGGCGAGAGCTGTTTCACGCGGAGCTGCGGCGTGAGGTGCTGCAGATGTGGCGTGAACTGCGGCGCATCCAACGGGAGCAGGCGGCCCTAGCCGAGCTGCCCACCGCCCAGTTGATGGCGCTCACCGCCAACATCAACCGCGACAGCAAGAAGCAAAGCAAGCCGTTCACCGCCAACGACTTTGCGTTGTTCCAAGGTGAGCGGGAAGATGACAAGCCGTTCCGCCCCGATGTAGCGGCCGTCGCGTTGGCATTGCGGCACGAGGGCAAAGCCCCGCCGATGCTGCTCACCTGCTGGCAGCAGGTGTTGGCGAGCGCCACGGAACACTGCAAGCCTCCGAGCCCACGCGCTTGGCACAGCGACGACGATGCGGTGTGGGTGCTGGCCCCTGCATTTGAGGGCAGCAACGTGCGCGGCGGATTGGTGCTTGTTCGTGGGCCGATCAGCGGCAGCGTCTTACTGCGCGACCTGGATCGACCATTGTTGACCCACCGCGTCGAACTACCCAAGCGCAAGGGGTTTGGCTGGATCGAAGCTGGCCTGCTGTTGCTCGGACCGGAAAATTAGGGCATGAACTTGCTGTCACTACGCACCGAGCTGGAAACCACGCTGGTGGACGTGCTGGGTGTGTATGTGCTGGCCAACGGCACCAAGACCCCAGCGATCAGCGTGCGCGGGGAAGGCGAGAGCCTGCCGGCCAACACGACCGTGCATGGTTTGGAGTGCGTGATCCTGCGCGAACCGGAGCTGGTGCCGATCCGCCAGTACAGCCAAGAGCAAGCCTTCAGCCGTTGGACGCTGTATCTGGTGGACTGGAGCGGTGACGCCAGCCTGCAGGATGTGGCGGGGCGGCTGCTTTGGGCCTACCCCAACAGCAACGCGGTGAAGATCAACGTGCCGCGTGGTGCAGGCCCCAGATCGCAGATGCGCGTGGACATCCAGACCAACCCAGACCGCGTACCGGAGCTGTAGGCACCGGCAACTTTGGGTATGGCAATCACCCCAGCGAGCTACAACATCAGGCCGCAGCGCAGGGCCGATTACGAGCTGCTGGTGCAGTTCAAGGATTCCACGGGGACCGGCATCGACATTGACGGTTGGACCGTGTTGGCGCAGGTGTGGGACAAGGCACGCACAACCAAATATGGCGACTTCACCGTGAGCGAGGTGGATTACAGCACCGGCCAGGTGAAGCTCACCTTGCCTCATGCTGTGACCGCTGCGTTACCGCTCGGTGATGACGCTCGCTACGACGTGATGCTCGTCAACTTGACAGGGTTGCGTGAGTATTACCTTGAGGGAATTGTGCGGCCCAGCGAGGGCTTCACGACACCGGCATAGCGATGGACAACTCCGTTGAGGTGATCAGCACCGGCCAGGTCGTCATCACCGAGGTTGAGGAACAGGTTGTAGAGGTCACTGCCCCAGCAGCACCGGCTGCGGTGGTGGTGGCAACTGCTGGCCCGCAGGGTCCACCGCTGATCAGTGTGATCACAATGAGCGACCTCACGGACGTGGAGGTTGCGGCGCCAGTGGAGGGAAGCGTCTTGTACTACGACAGCACGACGGATCGCTGGAGAGGCAACGACATCAATACGCTCACCACACTGACTGACGGCGGCAACTTCTAAGCCGGCCAGCGGAAACCTAGGCGCAACGCAGTGTCTCGCCTGTAACCGTGGCCAACACCATCCGCATTAAGCGCTCAACGGGCAGCAGCGCACCCGTGAGCCTGGCCAATGCGGAGTTGGCCTTTTCTGAGGGCAATGCTGTCCTGCATTACGGCACCGGCACAGGCGGTGCAGGCGGTAGCGCCACCAGCATCATCAAGATCGGCGGTGCGGGTGCATTTGTCACCCTAGACAGCGCTCAGACAATCAGCGGTAACAAGACCTTCACTGGCACGGTTGACCTCAGTGGTGCCACGCTGAACGGCAATGCCACCTTTGGTAGCAACGTCACGATCACCGGCGACCTTGTTGTCTCGGGCACGACCACAACGGTCAACTCCACCACGGTGGACGTGGCCGATAAGAACATCACCTTGGGCAATGTCGCTACGCCCACGGATGTCACGGCTGACGGTGGTGGCATCTCGCTGTTAGGCGCCAGCACAAAGACCTTTGCGTGGCTCAATGCCACTGACAGCTGGACCTCTAGCGAGGACATTGACCTGGCCAGCGGCAAGGTCTACCGCGTCAATGGCAACACGGTCCTGAGCGGCAGCAGCCTGGGCAGCGGTGTCACCGGCTCCAGCCTCACAAGCGTCGGCACGCTCACCGGCGGTGTGTGGAACGCCAGCGTGATTGGTGTGCAGTACGGCGGCACCGGCGTGGCCACGTTGACCGGGCTGGTGAAGGGCAACGGCACCAGCGCTTTCAGTGCAGCAGTGGCTGGCACGGATTACCTCAGCCCCAGTTCCGAAATAGATGGAGGAAGCTACCTATGGATCTTCGGTCTGACTGGGTTGGTGCTCAGTGCATTGATGAGTGCTGCCTCGGTGGCGTGCTGATATGTGCCCAGCGGATCCCTCGGCGGATCAAGCTGATTGTTGATACAGAGACATTGAACCGGCGTGCCAACTCCACACCGGTCATGCCTTGAGCTAGCCCCTGTTTGATCTGGGCTGCTTGCTCTTCAGTCAGCTTGCTGGTTCCCACCTCAGATCCACGTTTGAGTGGAGGCGGCACGTGAGTGCCGTGGGAAAGCATGTCTTGAAAGTTCTGAAGCTGGGTGCCGGCATATAGATGCGCCGGGTTGCAGCACCTGCGATTGCCGCACCGATGGTTTACCTGTTTACCAGCGGGGTCACCCTTAAACAGCTTGTAAGCAAACCGATGAGCGGTTTGCACCTTCTTGTCCCAAAACAACTGCCCATAGCCAGGCCCGCCGACGCTGAGTTTCCAAGTCCAGCAGGCATCCAATGAAGGAATGTCTACGCGCTGCAAGAAATACTGGATCGCAGCAGCTGGATCCGATACTCTTTGGCTCATCAGCCGTCCTCTAACACGGTTGGTCACGGGGTAGGAGCTGACACTCGCTATCCCACACCTATTTTGCCAAGCCTGTGAGAGGGGCAACTTAGGTCGTCCGGCTAGATAGCCACCTGGACGGCCACATGGCTAACACGATCAAGCTCAAGAGTTCTGCCGTTGCAGGCAAGGTGCCCACCACCAGCGACTTGGCGCTTCGAGAGCTTGGAATCAACGTCTATGACGGCGCGATCTATATGAAGCGCAATCAGGGCAGCGATGAGATCGTGCGGATCGCTTTTGCGAACCAGGACTATGGGCTGATCACGGGTAGCGCTAGCGGGACGCTCGATTACGGCGCTCTCGTCTGATGGCAACCCAAGTTCAGAATCGTCGCGGCACGACTGCGGAGCACAGCACCTTCACGGGTGCAAATGGTGAGCTGACGGTCGATACCGACAAGGATGTGGTGGTAGTCCATGACGGCAGCACGGCTGGTGGCTTTCCGATGCTGCGGCAGGACCAGGCCAACCTGCCTACCAGCGCACCTTCAAACGGGGTTTATATACCCTCCAGCAACAACGTAGCCATCTCGACTAATGGCACTGGGCGGTTGTTTGTTGATGCGAGTGGGAATGTTGGGGTTGGCGAAAGTCCTAGTGTTGCACTTGACGTATTTCGCACTTCCGATACTTCTGTACAGCTTTTTCGTGCAGGAGCAAATAATGTCGCCAACACAAGTTTGGCGAGGGTAAATTTATCCGTTACAGCAACAGGCGGCATTAGCCTTCTCTCGGAAGGTTTTGGTGCAGCCGCTGGTGCTGACTTCTTGGTGTTTGGTACAGCAAGCACCGAGCGCCTCCGCATCACATCGGACGGGAAACTAGGTCTGGGGACTAGTAGCCCTAGCGAATTGCTACATAT